CATTAATATTTTCTGGATCTGCAACAGCAGCTGGTTTTTCTACTTCTCCTAGTATATTTTTAAAATCAGGTGTATATAATGACTCGTTTGGTTGAGTGAAAGAAAAATCTAGTGGATTAAAGAAAATTCGATATGATGATTTCTCTCCTTCATTAAGAGACCTACGAAGATCAGCACTTTTATTTACTTGAACAGTTAAAATAGTTGTAGCACTTTCTCCCTGATTTTCATATGGGTTACTCATCGTCTCCCTATAATAATATTTTTGTGCAGACTTTTCACTCTCCTTAGCAAATTTTATTAATCCATCAATTGATTTAAAAACAAATCCTCGTTTTGTTTGCCAAAAGAAAAATCCTGCAGATTTACTTTTAGCTCCAACTGGAACTGCATGTTTTGATAATAACACAGCCCATGTTAATGGGTGTTTCATATTACCGGTAAATGGAAATGCGTTCTCAGCTTTTTCTAAGTCAACAGGTTGTAAAGGTTCCAAAAGACTTATAATTTGTCCAATAGTTTTATCGATGGTTGGATCAGTATACTTACGGGAAATTCTAGTTTGCTCATTTGTAATACCTTCTCTTGATACTAAATGTAGTACAAAATGCTCTGATCTTTTGTCAGTAGCATAACTTAGTATTTTATCAACATACATTACATAATCAAAAGGTTCAGATTTTCCTGCAAAATTATCGAATGGAGTTTTAATTTGGAAGTGGATTCTTTCTCCACCACGAATTGGTAATCCATTAAAGACTCCTTGAAGATCACCATCCGGTCCTTTGACAGTATTTCCAGTATTAGCAACTTCAATTATTGCCGTTGTTATTGGCGAATATAAGTTTTCAAAATATTGAAAATCAAGAACACCACCAATAATAGATACGGTCTTTTTTCCGTCTTTTGAGGTAATATTAAATTTTGTATAAACTGATGCTCCGGTTAAAGCAGACATTATGAATACCTATACTTTAGATCTTGCATAATATCAATATAATCTCCACCACCTGACTCATATACATTACTGCCCATATTTTGACTATCTTTAGATTCACTATCTACAGATGATGATCCACCCTTAATATTTAGAGACGCAACTGAGAATGGAACCATTATTGGTTCTGATTGCCCAGTTTCATAAGATGGCATTACTGATGGTATTTTTTGCATACCCTCTAAAGATGAGACAAGCCTCTTAGGAGGAGCAACAACTTCTCCAGTAAAAGGGGCAGTGCCAGGGAATCCATATTCCATGGGATTAATTGCATTCTTTCTAGGATATCCAGTAATACCTTCTGCTTTACCAAGTTCCCAATGCAAGTGTGGTCCACTAGATCTTCCAGTTGATCCTACTCTACCAATAACATCTCCTGGCTTAACCTTATCACCTCTATTATATGGAGTCGGTTCCAACATGTGTCCATAAAAATGCTCCAGTCCATTTGCATCGATGAAGACAACATAGTTACCATAATTTTTTTCATAATCCTTATCAGTGATAGTAGAATCTGATGGAACCGTAAGCGCAGAACCAGACTCCGCAGGAATATCTAATCCCATATGACCTCGCCCAGCACCAATACCATCTCCTATGGCATATCCAGGAGGTTTTTTCCCAGTATCTTGGAATATTAATCCAGATGTTTGGGGTTCTACTCCAGGAGAAGGTTGTTGGCGAGTTGTTGGTGCCGGTCTTGTCTCAGCAGGAGGTGAAGGAGGAAGAGTAGTTGGAGGCTGCATAATAGTCTCTACTTGCTGATTGTACTCTTGTTGAGTAATTTCTCCCCTATCTAGTTTTTCCTTAGCTTCTGCAATTTGAGACTGTTGATTAACACTTCGTCCAGTAGGTATTGCGGGTGTTGTTGGCATAGGATCTAATCCTAGTTTTTGTCTAGCATCAGCAATTTCTCTTTCACTCTGTGATTTTAAATCCTCAAAATCTCTAATAGTATCATTAAATGTTTTATCAACATCTAGTTGAAGTTGTGAGAATTCTTTAGTTAACTCTTCAAACTCTTGTGTAACTTCCCGTTCACTTGTAAATATTTTTCCAGATATTAAATCTCTGCTTAGTGCAGCAGCCGTGTCCATAAGACTTCGTAAGACATTTCCAACGCTACTGACGACTGTAACAATATTATCATACAAATTAGTAACGAACTGAGTTACATCCTCAACAATTACAATAATTTTTGGGAGATTTGCTAATAACCAATCAAGAAGAATCCAACCAGCTGCTTTCAGTAACCCAGAGAATATACTCTTAGATCCTTTGATAGCAGAAGAAATTCCACCTTTAATAAAATTCTGAGGTTTTTTTGCCTCTACAATTTTCTCTGCGTCTTTTGTTCTTGCAGTATCAACTGATAATCTATCAAGACTTAACTTAGTGGTTTCTCTTTGTTTATCTTTTCTAATCTCCTTACCTAAAGACTTCCTAAGACCTTGAGTGGTCTGCCTAATAGAAAGCAGACCTACATCAACAATATTTAATGCCTCATTAGTAGGAATTAATTTCATTATCCGTATGTTATTTTAGTAAAACCAAGATGATCATTAAGAGGATCAGATGTAACTATAGAAGGATATGCTGTGGCAGTTGGTGTCGATGGATTTAGTTCTTCTCCCTCAGAACTACGATCATCGATTGGCATAACAACAACATTAGGTACAGATGCTATCTGCCCCTCTACATTAAATGGAGCCCTACTAACTGGTTCAAGTGAATAAGGTGTATTTTTTAATGGTATAACTTGCGGTGGTGTTATATTTGTTCCATTCGATTGTGGCATCTGTTCCACAGGAGGAGCAACAGGTGCTGCAGCAGGAGTAGGTGAAGATATTGGAGCAGGTGGTGTATATCTACCTAAAGACATATCCAACATCTGTTTAATAGCGTCCAATCCCTCTAATCTTTCAGGATCTGGAGGGCCCTGTCTAAGAGGTCCAGTATTTCTAAACATATCATGCTTTACTCGCGATATTCTTGCATCAAGATAAGATCTCGCATCATTATCTAAACCATTTCGCATACTTTGGATATGCTTCATAGATCCCATCATTTTTGAATAAAGGTTATCCACATTATCTTCTAAAGCATCATACTTTAACTTATCTTCCGCAGATAAGTCTCCATATAACTTACCACCACGAAGCATCATATCAAGTTTTCTCTGTTCTATTTCATGTTCCCTTTGATAACCTGACAATGTGCCAAGAGCAGCAGAAACATGGTTCATAATCTTCTTCTCTGCATCAGAGAGAGATTCTGCAGTATACTTGTCAAATTCTCCTGATTCAATTGACCTTATATTTTGCTCAATTTCATTAAGTTCCGATCCTACATGAGAGAAAGTTCTAGCAACTGGGTTATTCTCCAATCCAGGATTTTTTTCTAGTAACTTTTCTCTCCTTCTTTGCAACTCTTCAAGAGCTGCGTCTTTACCTTTATCCGAAACGATATCAATAACTTCCTTAGTGTACTCCTCATAACTACCACGACCAGTACCACCTGGACCAGATCTATCAAGAATATCATAAAGTTTCAACCCAAGTCCTACCGCCACAGCACCTAGCAGTAGATATGGGTTTGACAATAATCCCAAGAGCTTTGGAATATTAAACAACATTGATGTAAGAACACCACTAATTACTCCAGTGATTGCACCAATACCACCATTCAAAGCAAATGCAATACCACCAGCAATTGCTAATCCTTTGATAATATCATTCTTTATCTTTTCAAAAGCATCATTATCACCTTCTGACCATGCTTCTAAAGCATCCAATCCCTTTATTCCTAACCACCCTAAAAACAATGTCTCAAGGGCTTTCATAAATCCACCAAAAGGACCCATTGCCTTTTTCTTTAAAGCCTGAATTGGTTTAACTAAACCAGCCTTAAGAGCAGACTCAATAAAGTTCTCTTTTGTACCTTTTTTAAGACTATCTGCAGATTCTCTCTTTTGCTTTATCTCTCTCTTATCTTCCTGAGCATCTTGAGCGTTTCTACCACCGATTAAATCTGCAATTGCACCCAAATTTCTTTGGATTGCGAAAATATTTTTATTTAATGAATTATATTGCTTGACAGTCAGATTCCCTTCAGGAACTCCAGGATTATCTACCCTACCTTCTGGAGTTCCTTCTTTTCCTGGTGGAAGTAATTTAGTGGGATCAATAACCATTAGATTGCTGTGCCTTTAAATTTTGTTCCTCAATAAATGATTCTAACAAACTAAGGTAAATGTCCCTTTCCCAAGGGATCATATTTTCAATATCACTCAAGGAGTATTTATGATGCTGCATGAGGGCAAAGTTTATCTTGTAATAAGCAACGATATCCTCATGTAACATCGCTAACTGAAAAAAGAGGCTAATCCCTCAAGTACAATCTCATTCTCTACACCGGTCTCAGGATTTTCAAATTTAACCGTATGAGAAAGTTTTGGCATTGTATTAAAGAAAGTTTCAATCTCTTTGAATTGAGAAGAACTTAACTGATCAACAAACTCAAGCCACTCCTTCTTAGAAGAGTCTTTAGATTCCCAAGTTTCCTCATCAGAGTAAATCATCTCAACACATGATGCAATAACATCAAATGATTTTTGAAGATCAACTCCATCACCAAAGTTTTGAGAGATAAACTCACTAAGTGATGGATACTTCAACCTAAGAGTCAATACATCATCAAGTTTAATATCACGCTTGTGATCTGGATCATCAATAACTTTAATTTCATCGATAAAGACTGTCAGAGGTACTTTAGTTTTACCATCGTCTTGACAGGTCACAAGAACATCAATAGATTCTCCTACAGACTTACCACGAACATTGAGGAAAAGATACTCAATATCAAATGTAGCAAGTTCTTCTACCTTTACTCCACGGGTGATAATGCATGCACTAAGAACATCTTTAATTGCTCGTGCAATCTGTTCAATTTCTTCACTTTCCATAGCTAGAACAAGAACTTTCTCTTCTTTAACTAGAAATGGACGATACTTGATTTTTTTCTTTGTGGACGGAATAACCAACTCAAATGTCGGAGTTGCAATTTTTGGTAAAGACATAATGTTTTATCAGTAAATTTATTTAGATGGGTACACCTGTGGCAGAATCACGAGGTACAAAGTCACTACCCGGTCCATAGGTGTTCCCATAATTGCTGTTGGTGCCATTTCCACCATTTTCAAATTGTGGATAAGTCCACTCTTCTTGGGATGGTTCTACTGGTATTGACCTAGGTGGGATGGGCCCTGTTACTTCAGGTGTTTCTCCATTCCCTCGTGGATTTGAACTATACTCTCTGTTTCCAGGTTTAGGTTGGTCACTCTTACTAGTCCGCTCCAAACTTCTAATACTGCCAAGAACATAACGATCATATGCGAATGTAACAGAAATTTCTAATACTCGATTATTAGCATAATCTACTGCACTAGGAACAATATTGACAGGAAATGCATTTATAAAGGTATACTCAACTTGTTGAAAGTGATCTTTATCGAATTTAGTCAGACCCATTTGACTACACTTATATGTGTCTGGATATAGCATCCTATTATAAAATGCCTTTTTATCTTGACTCACTTCGCCACCACTTGCAATAAATTCTTGCCATAATTGGAAAAATTTCATTACTTTATATCCTTTATCCACAATAAATGTGAATGTAGTATCAGTAAAGATTCTTGTATGAGCATACTTCTGGACAATACCCATATAATTGCCCTTTATTTGTGCAGTAGCAAAAGTAGCTCCAGGAAGTTCTGCACCCTTACATAAAAGATTCAGTTCTCTAGTGAGAAAATATGTTGATAACAATGGTTCTTTTCTTTGAACAAAATCTATTAAAGAATTAGGAAAAGCCAGGAGTTGAAACTCAAAATGATTAGTTGTTGCCACATTTGTGAACAACGATCTAATATCTTCAGTGGATCTTCTCCTGGGGTAATTTCTTCGTGGCACGCTAAATACCTTAGGTTAAATTTTTATAATGGCATATAAAGGTAGATTTCAACCTAGCAATATTGAAAAATATCGAGGAGACCATCGCACTATTATTTATCGCAGTTTATGGGAACGAAAGTTCATGGTTTACTGTGATAGAAATGAAAACATCCTTGAATGGGGTAGTGAAGAAATCATTATACCATACAGATCCCCATTAGATGGTAGAATCCACAGATACTTTCCTGACTTCTATATTAAAGTTCGTGAGAGCAATGGAAGTATTCAAAGATATATTATAGAAGTAAAACCAAAGAAGCAGTGTATTGAACCAAAGGTACAAAAGCAACGAACTAAGACTTATATCCGTGAAGTTGCTGAGTATGCTAAGAACCAAGCGAAGTGGAAAGCTGCTACTGAATATTGTAAAGATAGATTATTTCAATTTAAAATTTTAACGGAAGACAATCTAGGTGTATGAGTAGGTTACAACCAATTGTAGATAGCTTCACTGGTGTTGAAAGTCCTGATAGTATTT